ACCGGATTTTACGTCGCAATCGACAACAAATGTTCCTGTGGCAGGGCCGGTCGGGACGCCGATCAGGGCGTTGGGCCATTGTGTCCACCATTCGGTGATCTGTGCCGGGTCCATAGTGGCCCTATAGAAGCCGCTGCGCCCATCTGGACCAGGCTTCATCGGGCAGGGTGCCTTGGAATCGGGGCGGCAGGGAAAGACCGGCCAGCCTGCGTCTGAATAATGCAACGCTGCGTTCAGCATATCCGCGCTTTCGAAGACGGCTTGAAGCATAGCTTCCTCCTATCGGTATGTCTTTTATGTCATAAAGGTATAGTGACATTATGTCATAGTCAACAGGTATGATATGCCACGAGACCCCAAGCCATTCCGGCAAAGAAAGAGTGCGTTCTCGTTCGAGGTTCATGGCCTGAAGGGGCTGGACAAGGCGCTTCGCGAACTGCCGAAGAGCACGGGAAAGTCTGCGCTGAGAACGGCGCTAAAAAAGGCTGCAGAGCCTGTAGCCAAAGACGCCCGGTCCCGCGCACCGCGCGGCCCGACCGGCAACCTGATCGAGAGTATCGAGGTGAAGACAACGCTCAAACGATCCCAGCTCGTGGGGCGCGCCAAAAAAGGCGATGTAAATGTCTATGTAGGCACGGCATGGCCGCAAGGTGCTCATGGCCACCTGATTGAGTTCGGCACCTACAAGACGAGCCCGCGCCCGTTCCTGCGGCCCGCGTGGGACGCAAACAAGCGCAAAGTTGTGGATTCCATTGCCGATGAAATCTGGAAAAGGCTTGCCCGCTCGGCCCGCCGTCTGGCGCGGCAGGCGGAGGCCGGCAAGCTGAGCAAAAGCGCGCGGAGGCATTTCGGGCTGAAATGATTGAATCCGACCTCCGCACCTTTCTTTTGGCCGATGCAACGATTTCCGGCCTTGTCGGCACGCGGATATTCCCTGTCCGTGCGCCGCAGGGCGGCTCATTCCCGGCCATGACATATACGCCGGTCTCCGGGCAGCGTTTTCACAATACCGGCGGCGGGGCCGGACTATCCGGGCCGCGTATCCAGTTCGATTGCTGGGCGGAGGCCTACAGCGAGGCGAAGTCCCTGGCCGATGCGCTGCGCGAGCGGCTCGACGGATACAGCGGGAGTGCGGGCAGCGGCACGGTTCAAGGCGCGTTTTTCGACACCGAGCGCGACAGTTTTGAGCCGGATGCGGGTGTGTCCGGGCTCTACCGCGTCAGTCACGACTATTTCGTTTATTACGAGGAATCGGCCACCCCGGCCTGACGCCCTCCGACATGCGGCCTGGGCACCCGCCTCCCACAGAAGGAGCCCGTTATGACGGCACAAATCGGTCATGGCATTGCCATTGAGCGCGGCGACAGCGCGTCGCCGGAAACCTGGACCAGCATCGGGAACATCACCGATCCGGATTACCCGACACTCAGCCGCGACGCGGTCGAGACAACCCACACCCAGTCTACGAGCAAGTACCGCGAGTTCATCGGCGGGCTGCGCGACGGCGGCGAGGTTGCTCCGACTATCGAACTCGATCCGGGCGATACGACCTATTCCAGTCTGGTCAGCGATTTCGAGAGCGATTCCGCCGTGCATTACCGGGTCAAATCCCCGGATGAGGGCGAGGCATGGGATTTCATGGGGCTGATCACAAACATGGAGCATGACGTGTCTATAGACGACGAAAACACTGTCACGGTCACATTCAAGATAACCGGCCAGCCGAGCCTCGAAACCCTGTCGTAATGGCGAACAAGTATCGCGGCGAGACGCCGGTCAAGATCGGCCGCAAGACATACAAGCTGGCGTATGACTGGAATGCCATCGCGACATTGCGTTCGCAGTTCGGGGCCGATTATTTCGACAAGCTTGCCAAGGCGGCGGACGAGAGCGACGTGCGCTTTCTTGCCGAGGTGATTGCAGTGGGGCTGCGCAAGCACCACGACAAGCCGCCGACGCCGGATGAGGTAATTTCCGCATCCCCGCCGATTATCCCGATGATCGAGGCGATCAATACCGCCCTGACGGCAGCGAATTGGGGGCCGGACGGCCCGCCGGAGGAGGACGGCTCTCAAAACCCTCCGAAAAACCTGCCGACCCTGTTGCGAGCGCTTTTCGCGCCGCAGGCGAGGCAGGGCTAGCGCCGGGCGACTTCTGGCCGTTGACGCCCTACGAAACGCGGCTTTTCATCGAGGCCGCCGCCAAGGGCCGGAACGACGAATACCGGATCGCGATTATCGGCGCATGGCATGTCGAGGCGTTCCAGCGCACGAAGCGGCTGCCGAAGCTGGCGCATGTCATGAAGCGGCTTGACCGCAGTCTCGAAAAGAAGCGCGGCGACAAACTGACTCCGGAGCAAATCTGGCAGGGGTTCAAGCTGCACAATCTGCGGCTTGGCGGTGCGGACAACCGAAAGAAGGCCGGTTAACCGTGACGCCACCACTGGAACAGCTTGCCGGCGACGAGAAGGACCGCGCCGGAAAGGGTGACAGCGAGAAGTGTTTTGCCCGTCTGCGTCTCGGGCGATCCGCCAAGGCGGAAGTAAGCAATCGCGCCGCCGATCATCGTCAGCCATCCGGCGGCGATCAGGAGCTTGATGCCCTTGCTGGTGGCCTGCGTGGTGTAAACGCGATTTCGCATTGAAGCAAAGTAAGCAGTCCACGCCTGCGCGGCAAGGCGGAAGGATAATCTATGGCTGAACCGATTGGCGCGGCCCGTGTAGAACTCTCTGCGAGCGCTGCCGCTTTTGCCAAAGATATGGCGCGCGCGCGCAAGGCGGTCAGCATGGAGGCCGGCAAGATGAGCCGCGCCTTCAACAGCCTGACGGACCGCACGGCCCGCCTGTCGCGTGAGATTTTCAGCATCCGCACGGCGACCGTCGCGGCTGTCGGCGCGGGCGGCCTCGCCCTTCTCGTGCGCAAGGCAATCGCGACCGCCGACAGCATCGGCAAAACCGCCGACAAGCTGGGTATCGGTGTCGAGGCGTTGCAGGAATTGCGCCATGCCGCTGCGCGCGCCGGGATCGAGCAGGGCACGTTCGATATGGCATTGCAGCGCTTTATCCGGCGCGCCGGCGAAGCGGCGCAGGGGACGGGCGAAGCGAAGGACGCCATCGCGCAGCTTGGCCTTCAATTGACCGATGCACAGGGGCGGATGCGCCCAACGGAAGACCTGTTGGGCGACGTGGCGGATGCCTTCACCCGAATCGAGGACCCGGCGCAGCGCCTTCGGATCGCTTTCAAGCTGTTCGATTCCGAGGGCGTGCAAATGGTCAATGTACTGCGCGACGGGGCGAGCGGCATTGACCGGATGCGCGAGCGCGCCCGCGCGCTGGGCGTCGTCATTTCCGAGGAAATGGTGCGCCGCGCGGAGAAGGCGAACGACCAGCTCGACGACATGGCCGACGTGTTCAAGGTCGCCGGCACCAACCTCGCGCTGGAGTTTATGCCGGATATGCAAGAACTGGGCCGTAACAGGACCGATCCTGCCTTTATCAACGGGATTCGCGACATGGGCGACGAGCTGCGCGGCGCCCTGGAATGGATCGTCAACAACCAGGACACGATTATTCGCGTGTTCGGTGCCCTGAGCGGCTTTTTGCTGGGCTCGCGCCTGGGTCCACAGGGCGCCATCGGCGGTGCCATTGCCGGCGCGTTTGGCCCGGAGGTTATGGGCGCGCTCAACGCACTTGGCATCGGCCCGGCGCAAGCCAAGGCGCTCGGCATATCAGGCGACGCCATGGACACCGGCTTTGTGCCACCCGGCGCGAGCCTTGCCGCAGGCGGCAAGCCGCCCGGCCCGCCGATCACCTTCGGCGGCGCGGGTGCCGAGAAGTCGCAGAAGGTCATCGACAATCTCAAGCACGAGCTGTCGCTGGTCACGATGACCAACGAGCAGCGCCAGGTATCGAATGCGCTGAAGCAGGCCGGCGTAAAGCTCGACAGCGAGCAGGGGCGGCGGATTTCCATGCTTGTGCAGCAGATTGGCGAGCAATCCCGCGCCATGCGCACGCTGGAGGATGTGACGAATACCGTGGCCTTTTCGATGGAGAGCGCATTCGACCAGTTCATCGAGACAGGCAAGGTTGATTTCAAGGCGATGATCGACTCGATGCTGAAGGACCTTGCGCGGCTGGCCTTCCGCCTTGCGGTAATCGAGCCGCTGGTGCGCGGCGTTACGGGCTCGGTCGGCGGCGCTATCGCGGGGCGGGGAATGGCCCTGCCCGGCTTCGCGCGCGGCGGCAGCTTCCGCGTCGGCGGTGCGGGCGGCATGGACAGCCAGATAGCCGCCATGCGCGTCACGCCGGGCGAGATGGTGACAGTCAGTAAGAAAGACAGGGGCATGTCGGGCGGCGGTATTACCGTCAACCAGCAGAACACTTTCGAGACGGGCATGACGGCACCCGACATGGCGCGTATCCGGCAGATGATCGCGCAGAGCAAGCGGGAGGCCGAAGCCGGCGCCGTGTCGCGCGTGCGCGGACTGCTGTCACAACGCTCGGACGCCTTGCAGCGATGACGATACTCACCCTTCAGGACACGCGCCTAGAGGTGCGTGAGCGGTCCTTCCGCCTCAGGCCACACAATCTGACATCGCGCGGCCTGTTCAGCCAGGCGATATCGCCTTACGGGCCGGTGGATCAGCGCTGGGTGGCGGAGTTGACCTATCCGCCGCAGGAGGAGGCCGACTGGCGCTATTGGGACGGGTTTCTGGCCGGTCGCGATGGCATGACGGGAAAACTGCGCGCCTATGATCCTGCGCGCCGCCAGCCGCGTTATAACAGCGTTGTCACGACCACGACGGAAAACTGGGATGACGCGACGACATGGGATGACGGCACGGGCTGGGAATCCGGCACCCTGCCGCCATACGTCTCGGCGGGTGAGGCGGCACAGCGCGGCGAAACCGATCTCCTGCTGCAGTTTCCGGGGCCGTCGAACGACAGCCCGCCGGTGTCGGGATATGAAAGCCTGTCGGCGGTGCTGCGTTCAGGCGATCTTTTCGAAATCCGCCCCAATGGCGTGCCGGCGGATTATGGCCATCTCTATGTTGTGACCGGGACCGGCAATACCGACGCGAGCGGCCAGACGCGGGTCACGTTCCGCCCCGGCCTGCGCGCCGGCGTCGCGACCGGCGACATGGTGGTCCTGACCGATCCGATGACGGTCTTCCGGCTGGCGAGCGACGATGTGGGCGACATGACCGTTGACACCGCGCAGCACGCCGCGCTCGGCCTCAGCCTCATCGAAGTGCTACCGGAAAGCTGATGGCGGCGCGCACGACGGCGGGCCTTGAGGAGGCCATCGCAAACGGCTGGCCTATCACATATCTGGTTTATTTCGACCATCCGGACGGGGCTGTGCGACTTTGGGCTGGTGTCGGCAACCTCAGCCACGGCGGCAATACCTATCAGGGCATTGGATTGCTGGGGCGCATTCCCGATATGCGCGAGGCGCGCCAGATCGCGGTGCGCACGGTCACGCTGGAATTGCGCGGCATTCCCGACGACGCCGCCGATTATCTCAACAAGGATGTCCGCAATCAGGCGGTCACAGCCGGGATCGCGGGCATGAAACCGCACGGGCGCCGCGTTAACGGTGCGCCATGGCAGGTTCTGGACGCCCTGGCCGATCACAGCGTTCTGGACATGCAGGAAGGCGGAACCGCGACGCTGCAACTGATTGCCTCGGAACCCGTATTCTCCATCGAGCGGGCGCAGAATCTGGCGCTGACACCGGAATGGCTGAACGAAACCTTTGGCGACAGCGCGACGGCTGGACCTTCGGGCACGCGGCTGACGGGGCTTGACCTTATTTCCAGCCTGGCGAACCGCACGGAAAGCTGGACGCAATCATGACACGTGAGCGCATCGCGCGAGAATTGCAGGCCGCTCAGCAGAGGGCCGGCGGCGCGCGCGTCGAATGGGGGCGTGACGACTGCCTGATGTGGATTGCCGATATCTACAAGGCCGCCCTGGGCCGTGACCCCGCCCGTTCGTGGCGTGGGCGTTATCACACCGCCTGGCAC